GTAGCCAGCTTGCCAGCACCGCGAAGAGGATCAACCATTGCGAGGGAGAAATCGAGACTGCCCGACGTGGTGCGGTAGAACCAATCCTTGTAATACAAATCATTGTTCTTACGGGGATCAAAGTTCGGATCTTCCGGATCCACCGCGCCGACAGCGATCATTCCCGAATATGTCAAAGCCTGACCGGCAGACACACTCCGGGTATCGTTCCACGCCTTCTGCCAATTCGACGGAGAAACAAGCGTCCCAAACGCCTTACCCCAGTCGTAGCCGCCATTAGCCATAGCAGCCTGATCCGTAGACGTCGCCGCAAGCGCAGCAGTAGCCACCGGACGGTTAACGGCATTCTTTTGAAGCCACGTCAGCCACGCACCAACGTTAGAAATGATCGGAGCCTCAGTAACCGGCGACGCAGCCAAACCAACATTGCCGAGCTGACGCTGACCATAATCCAAAGTCAAATTCCACGCGTTGAAAGCACGCGACTTCTCAGCATCGTCCGCACCCGAGAACGCGATAGCCGTCAAGTCCTGAGCCATACGCGTAGAACGAGTACCAGAACTCCCAACCGAGAACCCCAAATGGCTAAGACCGCCGATACCCTGACGGAACTTGTCCCAATGCTCACCCATCCAGTCACTAACAGACGACATGTGACCCCCTACGAGCGAGCAAAAACCTCACGCACAAAATTGCGAAACTCATCCGAAGCCATCGGAGAAGTAGCCATCAACTCCAACGTCGGCAAAATCTCAGCCAACGACGAAACCGTCTTAGGGCCAATCGGCATCTGATCCGGCAAACCCAACACACCCGCACCAGGACCCAAACCGGCATCCGCGCCAGCCGTCACAGGCTCATTACCAAACTGAGACTCCGCACCCAACGGAGTAACCCCAGACAAATCCACAGGAGCAGGCATCGCCGCCGCAGACAAATCCCCCGAAGCCTCAGCCATCGGAGCACCCCTCTGCAATTCCTGATACGTCTTCTGCTCACCATAAGCAGCGTCCGGCAACTGCGTACCCGGCTGCCCATCCGTACGTTTCGAATATTTACCCGGGCCAGAGACCATCGCAGGCTTTTGAGGGGCCTGATATCCTCCACGATTATTAGGCTGACTCACGGCCCCTCCAAACTACAGAGCGGCAATGTCCTTTATCACGGACGACTTAAACGCGCGCTCATCATTTCTCTTACGCTTGTACATCGCGTGCTGAATACACAGATCCGAAAACTGGTCCCACCAGCGGCAGACACCATCGGTAACGTTGTAAACCCATGTCGCGGTAATCGCCATCAGATCCCACAAAGAAAACCTGTACGGGCGCAGAACCTTCACAATCTCGGGGCGGATCTCATCCTCATCCTCGTCAACCATCAGTCGATATTCTCGTGAGTAGTGCCATTACCCCGCGTACCACGGCCAGGCGACCAATCAGGATCCTTAATGACACCCTTACCGGCTTCGGCCTGCGAATTCGACTTCGCAAAGTTCGGACGCACATTATCCGAGCCCGCGTCACCCTGACCGGCGACACTCGGTAGGGCAGGATCAACCGCCGGAGAATGCTTGCAATTGTCGCTGTATCCGTCATAACTCTTATAAGCCATCTTGATTTCCTTCCGTAACATCATTTCGCGCCGCATCAACAGCCCTGCACGGAATGCAGCCGTGACACGCCGCGCCAGTCCCATCCGGGAAGCGACACCAAGAACCAATAGTCAGCAACTCGGCAGGCAACTCCCGAACAATGTCAGCCTTACTCATACGCACAAGCGGACGGAAAACCTCCACATCGCGCCTACGCGCCCAACGCTGCATCGTCCGAACACGCGACCGGGCCACCTTCGGATACCTCGTAGACGTGTCATCAACATTGTTGAAATACGCCAACCGCTTGATATGCGTGCGGTCTCGCAAAATTTGACCAGAAATAATCATGATCAAATCCGGGTCCCGCATCCGCGAACGGTAACGCGCCGGAGGCAACTGCACATACGACTGCACATAATCGAAATTCAGCAAGCCGTGGTCCATGTACCAATCCAATGCCTTTTCAGTCGCCCGAGACTCCCACGGTAGGCGTTGATTACCTGCCAAATGGCAGTGGTGAATCAAAACCTTCTCGCCAGACTCCAGCAACTTCCAAACACCATAGATTGAATCCAAACCACCAGACAGATTCGCCAAAACCGTGCAGTCACCGTTAAGAACCTCAGACATCAGACTCGCCGCTGCTTCTGGACCCGGGCACTCATGGACGGCTTACCGCCACCCGTCAAACCCGCCAACAGCGTCTGAATATCCGGACGACCCCCAGGAGCCTGACCAGCCTGCCCGGGAGCAACGCCCTGCATCAGCCCAGAAGGACCGAGAGCTGCACCAGGACCCCCAGGGCCGCCACCAGGCCCGCCAACAGCCCCAGGAGGACCAGCAGGCCCAACCTCTTCAGGAGACGGCTCAGCGGGCGGGGGAGGCGGGGGAGGGGGAAACGCAGCCGCGACAACATCCTCAACCGCCTTGCCCTTCTGAAGCCCTTGCACAATCAACGCCAGCTTCGCAACAACATCCGACGGGTCCATACCCTGCGCGGCCATAGCCGGAAGCGCCTGCGCATACCCATACACCGACTGCAACAAAGCCTCGCGCGTATCCTCAACATGTACCTTGCTAGTTTCCTCAGCGACATTGATTTCAAACGGAAGCTGACGCGTCATAAAATCGCGGCTAAAACACTTCTCCGCACGCAGCTGCAAAAGCATCACAATCGCGCGCGCAGGATCCATCCCAGACGCGATGCCGTATGTGACATCGCAGGAATAGTTACCGTCAATATCACGCTTTGGAATATACGTCACGTCGTAAGGGATGCCCTCGGAAATACCCTGGAACCGCTTCTGTGCGCTAGGCCACACCACTTCATCAGTTTTGAAGCAAATCGACATAACATCAATGAACGCGTTCCGGAACACCTCTTGGCCGCTGGTAATCTGCGAATCAAGGCCGCCCTGCAAAGCCTGGACCCCCCGTCCAGTAATGATTGACGCATCGGCAACACCCGCACGCGTAGCAGGGTAACGGGCACCAAGGCGCATCTGCTCAGTAAGAGCAGTACCCTCCATGAAACCCATATTCGTGGCATCCATACCGACGTGCTTAATCTTCTCCGGCGTCGCAGAACGGATAACCGCATCCGGGCCGTAAGAAACCTCCTGCACATCCGGCGGAACCGCCAGCGGGGCCTGAACGATCTTCTGCGCCATTTCAAGAGTGAGCTTGGCCATTTCATCGGCGGCAAGTTCAGTCCACACGATCCCGTCGAACTGCCCCTTGGGCGTGTGGTCATCAAGCCACGGGCGGCGAGCAATCACCATCGGAATCTGACTAACCCTGTTCGGCACATAGTCCAAAACCCCGGCATGCTTACCCGCGTAAATCAGCGTCTGCCCATCATCATCCCAATACCGGATCAGCTCCGTGCGGTTCTCATCCCCGCCAGAAACCTCACGCGACGCGTTAACAATCTGATCCGCATACTCCGGATACAAATCAGCGAGAATCCCAGCATCGCACCACCAGCGTTTGGTATACGAAAGGATCCGCCCCCACCTGTCATACTCCGGATAACCACCCTGGGCATCCTCAATCACAATCCGGGGAAGCTTGGCCTTGGAATCGGGCTCCACATACATGACGCACATGCCGTATGTGAAATACTGGTCTGCGCCCATCAGCATTTGCTCGCCGAGACGCGAGTGGTTTACGTAGTTCAACGCGATACGCGTTCGCATGTCTGCGCGTTTGCGTTCTGTGTCGCTTCGCATGGACACGGAACTACAGTTGAATGACGGGAGTGGGGCAAGCATCTCCGCGAGGTCCCGCGCTGTCGGGTCGATGAACGTGACGATGGGTTCCGGGAAGGCGTCAGATACTAGATCGGGGAAGTTGATATCTAGTTCGCCACGTCGGACAGCCCTCACGTCTGACCATTTGGAATCGCGCAGGCGGTAACGGCGTTGCATGTTCCGGCAGTGGCGCATTACCCAATCGGCTGTGACTTCTCTAGCCATGCGGGCTCACCCCACTCCCAATAGCAGCCAAATCCGCTAGATGCACTGTGTGTTGTTGCGCTTTCCGGCGCCGGTTTGCATAGCGATTTGGCAAATGTGTTCCCAGCACCGAGGTGGCGAGGGAAGCTTGCATGATTTCCTTGCATTTGATTTCGGCGAACCATGTCGCCATTACAAGGTCGGTTTTGATTCCTTTGGATTCTGGATTCCAGATCACGAGTTGTTCGCACAGCTGTTTGCATGCTTCGCTTTTTGCCGTGGACGGTATGTCAATCAGATTGTTGTGGAAGAGCGCGCTCATGGCGGCTACGCCGTATGCGACGTCGTATTTGTTTCTGCCCGTGAAGTGTTCGGTGATGACTACGCCGAGCTTTCCGAGGTATTGTTTCAGTTCGGGGTCCTGTACGAGGAAACCTTGGAAGGCGTTCTTTTCGATTCGCCATTCCGCTACGCGGAGCCGCAAGGTCATTTCTTTGATGGTTTCGCGGATCCAGGTGGGGGAGGCTGCGGTTTTTACGGCTGCGTCGAGGACGTACCGCATTCCGGTGTGACGATCAAGTCCGAGGACGACCGCTGCACTGTCGCCCGCCATCGCGGGGTCGAAACCGCCAACGACGTAGAGTCCATCCATTCCTTTGGCACGATGCCCAGGAGCCCCCATTTGCATTGGCCCTTGTGCTCGCATCCCATTGACAGCTTTCCGAACAAGTTCGGGTGGAAATACCTGATCGTCGGAAAAATCTTGCTGCATGTAAGCCATGCCCCATGTGCGGGAATCCATGGTGTTCCGCTTATGGGCAAGATGCGAACCGGGCCACCGGGGATATAAACCGTCGTTATCGGCTCGGTCGAATGAACCAGGCCAGGGCCGATCAGACCGGGGCCAGAGAGTGACCCATTCGTCGGGCGATTCCGCAAATTCCAAAACCGCCGGTTGGGAGAGGTAAGTCCACGGGGATGCCCCGTTCGGATACCTGGCCGGTTCACGAAGCGCTTTATACAGGTCCATGCCGTCGACACGCGTTCCGACAACCAGCACCTTGCCATATGCGCCACCCCGGGAATTCACCTCTTGCTGAATCCAGCGAATCTGCTTTTCGTACTCGTGGGCGTTGGCGAGGGTTACACAGTCATCCAAAATGATTAGGTCGGAGCGGGTACCGTAAATCTGCTGACCCAATCCGAGCGCTTGCACATTCGGGTCGGCCTCAGAGGCAGTACGTTGATTCCCGCCGAGATACAGCATCGACGCCCGCCATTTATCGGCAGCGGCCTTGTATCCCTCGGGCGGACCGAACTCGTCCTGGAGCTTCGCATAAGAAGGGTGAGTTAGAAACCTTTGAATATTATACATGAATTGCTGCGATAGCCGGTCGGTCTTACTGCATACCTTCACGCGAATATCGGGATTCGTGCACAGCAGGTACACCACGTACAGCTGTGAAATCGTCATCGACTTGGCATGATCCGGCGGGGTGTTGATGATAATCATTCGCGGGTCGCCAGGCTCGTAAACCTGGCTCGGGTGGAGATCACGCGGCTCCCGACCCTCCAAGATATCGACCCACTGCATTTGATGCCAGAACAGCTTTATGCCGAGGTAGTCACGGCAGAACGCCTCAAACCCGCCAGCCTTCGCCTCAAGCTCAACCTCATGAATCGCGGAACCGTCCCGCTCCCACTTATTCGTACCCAGCGGACCACGAGCAAACCGCAACCCGTCGACCTCGGCAGCCCAATCCGGAAACAACGTACGCTGACGCTGATACCAAGAACGAGCCCGACCCACCTTCTCCATTGCCTCATGAACACCACAGCCAGCCCTCACGAGATTAAGCAATGTGATTCGGCGAGCCTCATCACCAACAATCTTCACGAAACACCCCCGTCCCCGAATGAGCAGAGACAGGGGTGCACCGGGGAAACGCACAAAGAAAAGACCAAACGCATAAGCGTTGGCCTTGGATAGGAAAACAATCAGATTCAGCAAAGTTTGCCAAGAACCCCGCACTTTGCGGTGACGGGCAAACCCACTATTCAGGGAAACCTTTTTCCAAACCACGCAACGCAGTGAAGTGGTTTGTTTTTGGAAGGGTAACAGTAGCTTCGCTTAACGCTTCGCTACAATACTAAAGAATAACGTTAGTTGCGAAGAGTGCGTAACAGTAGTGAAGCACTCGCTCACTTCGTTCGCTCCCCATGCAACCCCCCTCCTTTAGGTTCCCCCCGAAAAAAGATCCTCTACATATCTTATAGGCTTTTTGATCTTAACTTTGACCGCGATTGTGACGCAATTCACACCCGAGATGATCTCCTTGAAGTGTAAATCCATTCCCGCCAATACCCGCATTTTCAACCCCCCGCCAATCAGCGCGTAAGGCTGCATATAGATAGCAATCAATATCCTATTACAGTTCGGACGCGATAATATACGGTTAGACGCGCGCGGGATTTAAAACCCCGGGTCGGCCTTTCGCACATATCAGACATAGCGTTTCAATTGCGCATGAAAAAAGGGCAACGAATAGGGGCAATTCGGGCGCCAGGCAGATTGCCCCGATATACACCAATCGCTATTCATATCATAACTATGGTTGACCTGCGCGTGGTGTCATAACTGCGATTATGATGCATCCTCCTCGACCAAGCAATAGCGTACGAATTGAGTAGAATTGTCCATTGAATGGCGGCGAATAAGGCATAGGAGGCAGAATGCCGACTGACTCGTGGCTCAGTTGTAGTGGTTGGTGTGTTGTGGTGTGGGCGTGTGTGTCCGGTTTTGTGGTTCGTACGTTTGGAGGGTGTGTGGGTGGGCTGAAGGTGTGGTTGTGCAAGTTTTTTGGTGTTGGGTGTTGACGTGGGTTTGGTGTTGGGGGGATTGTGATTGCACGACCGAATGCGCAGGGGTTTCCTTGAAGGTTTGGTTGCATGTGTTTTGAAGTTTTGAATATTGGTTCCGAGGATGCCGCACAATCTTTGTGATTCTGCGTGGCACGGAATGTCTCCGGCATTGACTTGTCTGCTGTTGAGCTGAACCGTGGGCGTGTGATGTGTTGTGGTTGGCTAGGGATGTTTCTCCCTGTGTTTGGTCTCTGTACGGAGATCAGGGAGCGTGCGTGTCATTATTGTGACGTTTGCGTTCCCGCATGTCCGTACAAAGGCAGAAGGAGAGAATGATGGATAAGGACCAGGCTAAGGCTGCTGCTGTTATTTACGCTCAGCACCACAAGCGTGATTCTGGCTCGATGGCTGTCCGTGATTTCGGTGAGGGTTGGGTTGTGGTTGATCCTGAGCAGGATCGGATCGTGCCTGAGTCTGAGATTGATGAGATTACGGGTGAGCCTACGGGGGGTCTGAGGGACATTACGTGTCTGTTCGCGGATCAGAAGTGGCCGAGCAATATCACGGTTCACTTGGAGCTTGAGGATACCGATTCGGAGATCGTTGAGATTCGTGAGGGTAATCGCCGGATCGGCGTTGCCATCGGTACTCAGCGGGATGATGTGACGGTGTGGTATCTGTTCCCTCAGGGCGGCAGTGCTGGTATCGAGTTGTGGGATTTCCCGCATTCGGTGACGGTGTTGTTGAACATGCGTAGCGGCGAGACGGTCTGAGCGTGGCGATAGTCATTGGCATTCCTCGGAATGTCTTTGGCTATGGGTGTTCAGCCCAGAAGGAAAGGGGATACCGATGCCGTACGTGTGGCGCAGAAAAGCTTTACGCGCTGACAGTCCCATTCTCAGATTCACTATCGCAGGCCCGCAGGGTTATGCGTTTGAAGCTGACGAAGAAGGCGCGAAGATTGTATGTTATGACGAGGCGGGCGAACGGCACATGATCCGTATTGCGCATCTGACGTTGGGAACAGTGTTGGATTGGGCTGGGAAAGAGAAAGCGCGGCTTGAGGCCGAGGGGTACTAGGTGGGGTTGAATGCGTTGCATCATGGGCACGCTGTGTCTGTGGTGTTGGGTGTTCAAACATTCTGAACATGCCCAGTAAGTG